GATGAGGGTGAAGAAGAGGAGTATGAAGAGCTTCCAGAATTGACCGATGAGGTAGATGTAGAAGAGGATGTAAATGCTCTTCTCGGTGGAGAAGAACTTTCCGAAGAATTTAGAGATAAAGCAAAAGTAATTTTCGAGGCTGCTCTGAAGTCAAAAGTAGTTGAAATCAGAGAAGCCCTGGAAGCCCGTTATGAGGCTCAACTTGTTGAAGAAGTTGAGGCCATGAAGGGCGAACTCATTGATCGCGTTGACTCCTATCTGGAGTATGTCGCTGATGAATGGGTAACTGAAAACGCCCTTCAAATCGAACAAGGTCTTAAGACCGAAATGACCGAATCATTCCTCAATGGAATGAGAGGGCTTTTTGAAGAACATTATGTAACAATCCCTGAAGATAGATACGATGTTGTCGAGAGTATGGTAGAAAAACTTGACGAAATGGAGACAAAACTCAACGAGCAGATCGAAAAGAATATTCATCTCAACCAAAGACTCGCAGAGTCGGTTGCCGATGGTATTCTCTATGATGTCGCTGAGGGTCTGACGACCACTCAGAAAGACAAGCTCGCTTCACTTGCCGAAGGTGTTGAGTTTGAGAGTGAAGAATCTTATACGGAAAAGCTGATGACCTTGAGAGAGTCATATTTTACAGCTGTTCCAAAGAGAAGTGAGTCGGAAGTCCTGAACGAGTCTGTTGACACGCAATCCTATGGTGATGCAATGTCAGCATATATGCAGGTACTGTCCAAGTCAGTTCAGAAGTGAACTTAACATTATAAGCTAAAACACACACTTACAAAGGTAAACGCAAATGTTCCAAGCCGAGCATCTGCAGGAGAAGTGGGCGCCCCTCCTTAATCACGAGGGTCTTGATCCTATTAGAGATCACCATCGTAAAGCGGTAACCGCTGTCCTGCTTGAGAACCAAGAAAGATTCCTGAGAGAAGAGAAGTCTTTTCTCTCTGAAGCCCCAACAATGTCAGTTGGCAACGGTGGTTTCACCGGTAGTGCCACCGCGACTGGCCCTGTTGCTGGTTTCGACCCCGTTCTGATCTCCCTGATCAGACGTTCAATGCCTAACCTGGTCGCTTATGACCTGGCTGGCGTGCAACCAATGAATGCCCCCACTGGACTCATCTTTGCGATGCGTTCACGTTATGTTGATGGCACCAACGCTGATCGTAGACTTGGCACCGAAGCCTTCTTCGATGAGGCTGACACTGCATTCTCAGGTCAGTCATCGGCCTTCAACAATACCAGCGGTTTCTCTAACGCTGCAACTGGTCTTGGCACCACTGCTCAAAGTGGTACAAACCCAGGTGCTCTCAACCCTTCAACTAATGCTACTCAAGTTGCCTACGATGTAGGTCAGGGTATGAGAACCGATGACCTTGAGAACCTCGGTTCTACTGCTGCTCAGCAGTTCAACGAAATGGCTTTCTCGATCGAGAAGGTAACCGTAACTGCTAAGTCACGCGCACTGAAGGCTGAGTATTCACTCGAACTCGCTCAAGACCTTAAGGCAATTCATGGTCTGAACGCCGAAGCCGAACTGGCTAACATTCTCTCTACTGAAATCCTTGCCGAAATCAACAGAGAAGTTATCCGTACCATCTACAAAGTTGCTGAGACTGGTGCTCAAGTTAACACCGCTCAAGCTGGTACTTTCAACCTGGACGTTGACTCCAACGGTCGTTGGTCGGTTGAGAAGTTCAAGGGTCTGCTGTTCCAAATCGAGCGCGATGCTAACGCTATCGCCCAGAGAACTCGTAGAGGAAAGGGCAACATCATCCTGTGTTCTGCTGACGTTGCTTCAGCTCTGACCATGGCTGGTGTTCTGGATTATACTCCTGCCCTTAACGCTAACCTGAATGTAGACGACACTGGTAACACCTTTGCTGGTGTTATTAACGGTAAGTATCGTGTCTACATTGATCCTTATGCCGCCAACAGTGCTGCTACGCAGTATTATGTAATCGGTTATAAGGGCACCTCGCCTTATGACGCTGGTCTGTTCTATTGCCCATACGTTCCTCTCCAGATGGTTCGTGCCGTTGGCGAAGACACCTTCCAGCCCAAGATTGGCTTCAAGACCAGATATGGTATGGTCGAGAATCCATTCTCACAAGGCACCACTCAGGGTAGCGGCACTCTGACCGTTAACGCTAACCGTTATTACAGAAGAGTTTCCGTAACCAACCTGATGTGATATAATATTCCTTGTGTGAAGGAAGTGCAAGAGGGGTCTTTGACCCCTCTTTTTTTTATCTAAATACTTCTAAAACATATAATGTCTCAGACACCATTTACAAAACAGATATCCAACAGGAACTACATGTCGCCAGTTGGATTCAAGTTTATTTTATCAAAAACACCAAAGGTTGATTTTCTTTGTCAATCTGCAAATATCCCTGGAATCAGCATGGGAACTGCAGTTCAACCCACATATCTGAAAGATATTGCTGTGCCTGGTGATAAAGTGCTTTATGATGATTTGACTCTTCGATTTTTAATCGATGAGAACATGCAAAATTACTTAGCTATCTACAAATGGATCACTGGTCTTGGGTATCCAGAATCAGTTGAACAATACAATAATTTAAAAAAAGAAGATCCATATTCTGAAATTAATGATTTCGAACTTGCTGATCCAAGATACTTTGAATTTTCTGATGCAACTTTACAGATTCTCAACAGTAATTATCAACCAAATGTTTTAGTTAAATTTAAAGATATCTTTCCAACTTCATTAACAACTCTGGAATTTGATGTCTCAGAGAGAGACTATGCATACTTCACGGCTCAAGTTTCGTTCAAGTATACAATTTTTGAAATCACTGATAAAAATGGTGTTAGACTAGACAATAAACCGACCATTGGCGATCCTAGATGACTTTAACTCTTGAATTGATTCAGTCGATGTGGGAAGACGATTCCAAAATCGACATAGATAGTATGCATGAAGAGGCAATCAAAGTTCCACAACTTCACGCAAAATATCACGATATGATGAACAACTTAATACTTTTGAAAGCGAAAGCAAAACAATTACAAAGAAACATTCGACACGATAGATACGAATATTTTTCAGGAAAGTCCGATCCAGATGTTTATATCGAGAATCCATTTCCGAAAAAGATCCGCGACAAAGATACAATGCAAAAGTATCTTGATGCAGATGAAAAACTTTCAGAAGCATCAATGAAGATTGAGTATTACGATGTGATGATTAATTACCTCGATAGTATCTTGAGACAGATCTCCAATAGAACGTATCAGATTAAAAATTCTATTGATTGGCATAAGTTTCAAGCAGGGTTCAACTAAATAAAAATAAAACGATGAAAACGTTTAGAGAGTTTATATTCGAAGCATATCAAAAACCAGAAGTAAAACAAATTTTTGATACTAAAACTCGATCATATAAACAAGTTAAACCAGGAACATTTGGGTATGAGTTTCAGTCAAGAGCAATTTCTGATCCAGCGTATAAAACATATCAACAAACTGGAAGAATGCCTTATGATGCAGCAGGTGGTGGATTAAAGGGAGTTGCAAATGTTGTTAGAACTCTTAGACCTTTGAAAGCATTTCCTGGAGGAAGTCTTTATTCAACTGGTGCAAGCCCAATGATTCAAAATGTTGTTAATATAGCAAAAAGGGTTCCTCACGTTGCAGCGGCAGCTGTTGGACTCAATGCAGGACGAGTCGCTGACGGCACACTTGATGCAGCAAGAAAAAGAGGAGACTTAAAATAAGAGAATAAATATTCACAGGTGAATCTTGTGAGTAATGTCTCATTTGGTGATATCAAAAAAGAATGAAGTTTATCTTCAGATAAAAGCAGAACCGCACGTCTATTATGAACTTGCAGATCAGTTCACATTTGATGTGCCAGGTGCGAAGTTTATGCCCCAGTTTCGTAACAGACACTGGGACGGAAAAATACGTCTATTCAATGCACAGACAGGTGAAATCTATGTAGGACTATTAGATAAACTAACTAGTTTTTGTGAAAATCACGATTATACTTATGAGTTTATTAACAATAAATTCTATGGTCTTCCTTTTGAAGTCAATGATATGATTTCAAA